AGAGTTTTGCGCACCAGATGTTTTGCCGATCATATCACGGATGTCTGCGTCATTAAGAGATGCCTGAGTGCCGCTAGAACCACCTGCCTCAACGTGAATTTCGTTCAACGATATTGCGCCACTACTTTGTAGAGCCATTCTTTAGCTCCTCAATTTCAGCTTTCAGTTCTTTGATTGCTTCGATGAGTAGGCCGACCATGTTGCCATAAGCAACCGTCTTAATGCCGTCGTCATTTGTCTGAATAACCTCTGGTAAAACCTTTTCAACCTCTTGCGCAATGACACCAGCATGACGCGGGGCATCTTCAATGTCGTTACGGTTGTAGGTTACGCCTCTAATTACAGACACTTTATTTAAAGCATTGTCTATAATAGACACATTGTCTTTGAGACGCTCATCTGAATAAGCTGTGACGTTTCCTGTGGCAGTAACACCTGTAGAACTGATAGACATAGCCTCTGCGTTGTTTACACGAAAACCCATTGTGTTGTTGCTATGGTCGTATCTAACTCTGCCCATAATGGGAGAGCCACCGCTTGTGCCATCTGCAAAAGCTAAACCTCCTTGTGAGGATGTTCCTGTCGCAATGGTAATTCCGCCACTTGCTGAATTATAAACAACAAGGTCATCAACATTTGCATTGTAGGAACTAGGCGAAGTCGTCCCAATCCCTACCCTTCCAGAACTATCTATCGTCACCGCTGTAGAAGTAGCGTTATCATCAATTCCAGATGTAGCGGCGGCGGTCCAATCATAATCTGAGCCATTCCAAGATAAGTATTCACCTGAAGCGGCTGTAGATGTGTTTAAGTGTGCATCAACTAGCGGATCAACATTTGCTGCATCCGTAACATCCGCTGATGCTTCGATAGCGTCTAGCTTTGTTCCGTCTGCCGCAACATCACGCCCATCGACTGTGCCTGTGACCGTGATGTTACCTGTCACCGCTGCGCCCGATGCCGACACCGTAACAATGTCAGACCCTGCATTTTGCAAGCGGTTCATGTCTGCCGCTACCGCAGTGATTGCAACATAAGCTGTGCCGCCAAGTGAAACTGCCGCTCCGCTATTGCTGCTTTCGCTAGGTGTTCGTGTTAAGGATGTTCCTGACGCGGAATATGTACCTGTGCCAATTTCCCACGCAGAACCTTCCTCAATCAAGTATTGTACTACGTCACCATCAGACACACCCGCATCAGCAAAAGACTGAAACCCGCCAGCCGCGCCAGACAGGGTTACAGTTCCACTACCCGTTGTGGATGTTGTCATCTTGGCCCTGTTGAAAAGTTTAGCCATGATGACCCTCCGTTATGCTAGTGTCAGGATACCGTTTGTCCCGATGTCGATTGTGAATGTGTCACCATCGTTAAGGGTCAAAGATGATCCGTAGTCGTAGTAACCAATCACTGGGTCTGCTGGGGATGTAACAGTGTCGTTGTAAATCACAACGTAGCGGAATGCCGCCACTGAACCGCCCGAAGCAGTCAAAACCTTGTCATCCGCTGATAGCTTGTATGTGCCGCTAGTCTGCGTTGATGTTACGTTTGCCAGATCACGACCAGACAGGTTTGTGTAGCTGATCTCAGTAATGTTCGCCAAAACACCGTTACCGTCTGCTGTAACATCTGTCCCTGATGTTGGGTCTGTGTTTGTAAGCGCGACCGTCAATGTGTCTGCGTCTAAATCCATAGCGTTTGCTAGGTTCACCACAAAGTCATTTACCTTTGTAAAACTTGCCATATTTAGAAGCTCCTAATTCTCATGCGGTGGCCTGCGCCGCTCGCCTTGGCTTTATCATCTTCAAGATTTATACCACTAATTGCATTTTTATACAATGAGGCCCAAACGGTCACACGCTGGTCCTCACCTAAGTATGGAGCCGCGTGCGACAGCGCCCCGTAAAGGTATGCGTCTGGATGGTACTGCAGCATCCAGTTACTTGCGTTTGCCGCTGACAGAGCTTTTAACTGCTCGTAGTAAACAATCTCCAAGTCGTAATCTTGGTCGGGTTCTGGATAAACTTCAAAAGCACCATCTGTGATGGTGTAAAAACGTGGCGTCGCAGCAACATCAGTTAGGGCGCGCTTATCCATCAATTCGCTATTCGTAATCAGCTCAAGGCGCTTAATGCTTGGGCTAGTTATCATGACGCGCAAGGCCTCAATAAAGTCTGTTGGTAGTGCTGTGTATCGTGTATCTAATAAAGCGACGGCTCGATCTTCCATACGCCAGTGGCGCACCTGACGATTCATATCTGCTTCTGCTAGTGAAATGAATGTTGGAATAACTGTAGTCAAATCGTCACGATTCAAGAAATCTGCGATTGATGACTTCAACTCGTCGTAGGTTGTAATGCTCACAGCGTGCCCGCCCTTGTTCTAAACACTCGGTTGTCCCCGTCGTTCAACCATCTTTTCAAGGCAACGGGATCATCCGCAATTCCCTTGCGCTTTAACTCATAATACACTGAAAGAGGTATTGACGCCACCTTGTTGACGTCCCCGTATTTATTAGGCGTATCGTTGTAGGCTCGCTTATTCGCATTCGCGATAGCTGTAACGTCCTGCACCGTCTCGACCACGTACTCTCCCTTGTCAGTAACGTGCCAATAAGTGGTAGTGCCGACGGTAGGATCGCGATCAAAAATTCGTTTATTTCCCATCTATCCCTCCAAAGAAGTGGGGCGACCGAAGCCGCCCCGCTAGACTTATGATGTTGTAAGGTCGAAGATGCCTGCGTGTGCAGCCTCGTTAGTTACCTTAAGGCCAAATTCAGCGATGCACATTTTTTTCTCGGCATCGCCTGTTTTAGCGAGATCAACAACATTGATCGGACGTAGGTAGCATACTGACGCATACTCTGGGTCCAGTAGAAAAGCATCACGTGCTCGCTGAAATCTGTTGGGAATACAGCTCAAGGTCCCAAAATCTGACATATAGACATCAGCCGTTCCGATAATGGTTGTTGGAGAGTCAGACGGCGCTTGGTAACGCTGTGCTGCGATACCTGCAAAACCAGAAACCTTAGTTTTGTTAAACGATCCAACCATCAAGATAGTTGGCTCACCGCCGTTGTCGTATGCAGATTGCATCGCGGTCTTCAACATAGTTTCTGTGAATGCCGCTGGCACAGAGTCATCTGTACGCGCGTCTGTACCGTCGCCAGTTGGGTCTGCGCCCGCTGGTGTACCACCTGTCTGCTTAACAGTGTTTGTCGCGATCCATGCAGGTAGACCCGCTGTTTCGCGTGCAACTGTTGAAGAGCCGGCTACTTGAGCATTATTGTCAAGAAGAGTTGCCTCAATATCGCGGCGAAGCTCTTTACCGCGCTTAGCAACTTGATATGCCAACTCATCATTGCGGCCTGCGGCATCTTGTGCGCCAAGGTTGTCCGCGATGATCAAGCTACGGCGGCGAATATGAGTATAGTTGCCGACGCGAGTGGTTGCACCTGTGCTGTCGAATGACGCAACATCGTCCCCATCAAGTACCCCTGTGGTGCTTGTTGAGGCAAGCGAATCAGTCTGCCATTCAAAGTAAGTGTTAGAAACATTTTCTGAACCAATGTTAGATTGGAACGGAGTTGTTTCAGGCGATATATTCGAAATAATATTCGAAAGCTCTTCACGAATTCCGACTGAGTCAAAGCTCGTGAAAGTATTTGCTACGATTGCCATAATGGCCTCCTAGAGTAACGATTTAATTGCAGCCGCTGCATCTTGCACGCGGCCAGTTTGACGTGCGCGCTGTAGCGCTTGTTGTTGCTCTGTGCGCGGTTTAACTTGTGATCCACGAGAACCAGCTTTGAGTGTCTTGGCCTTTTGCGTCCTCGGCTTTTTCTTTGCCTCGGTTGCGCGTGTCTGACCCTTCTCATACATCATCGCTTTTCTCGCCAACTTCACCAGCGTTGCATTCTGTAGGCCGTTGACATCTTGCTCTGAGAAACCTTCGTTCAGAAGAAATCCTCTAATGTCTTTTGCCTCTTTTGCCGCGACTTTACCGTCACGCCATTCAGGAATGATTTCAGGCAGTATTTGACGTTGTTCGTCAAAGTAACGAGCTTGCATTTGCTCCATACGTTGTTGCTCTATTTGAGCCATACGTTGGCGCTCTGCTTGGACCGCTTCAAGTTGAGCTGCGCGCTCTTCTTGCTGCTTTCTCCATTGCCTTTCTGCCTTCGCTGCCATCGTGGGGTCTGTATCGTACAGGGTGTCCCAATCAGGTTCTTGTTCTGCCGGCTGCATCAAACGCTCCTGCAACGCAGGCAACATTTGTGCATATTGAGCACGTTCACGCTCGATCTCATGAAATTGAGCCTCCATCTCTTTACGAGCTTCGGCCAACTCTTGGGTCTTGCGTGTGTAATCTCGATGTCTCAGGTTTCCGCGTCGAAGTTCGTCAACGGTAATCTCTTCTCCATCTACTTCGACTTTAGCCGAAAGTATGTCGAAAGATGCGTCTTCAAACTCTTCAGTTTCGGTTTCGCCTTCTTCTTCAAGATCGCCATCGTACCCCAATTCGTACTCTTCAGAGTACTCTTCAGCGTCTTCTGGCATTTCGGCGTCAGCCTCAACGGCCTCCACCTCAAGCGCCTCAGTTTCTGTCGCGTTATCCTCTTTGGGGCGCATCAAGTCTCTGATGGCATTTTGTGCTACGTTCAGATCAGTCCCTAGCGGGGTATTGGCTTCTGACATGCTATATCTCCATATTATGCGATTATTTTAACTTTTTTTCAATACTCGCATTATCTTCCATTGAGCGCAGCTTTTGTCGCACTGACTGTACGCCGCGCAGTTTCATGTAAATGCCCTCACGGACATTCGTATCGCCGGTGTTCGTTGACTTAAACTCCTCCCAGCAATCCTGCTCGATTTCATCCATAAATCTGTTGAAATCTGTATCACGTAAAAGACGGGCAGCTTCCTGCCCGTCGTCTATGATTTGTTGTTTACTCTTCACCATCTATTCCACTTTTTATGACGTCGGCCTGCGCCTTCATAACTTCCCGATTTATGGCCAGCTCAGATCGTATTTTTTCGACGTTGAGCTGCGTGCCATACTTAGCCATCAGCTCTTCAGATTTTACATACAAATCTGCATCCAGCTCGTCACGCTTACGGTCATCTTCCATGATCATTTTTTGACGCTCAAGCTCAAGCTCGGCAGCTTTCTTTTGAATGTCTGCTTCGATCTGCTGGATTTGGACGCCAATAAGCTGCTCGTTGATGTCTGGCTTGTCCTCTTTTGGTGGAGGTGTAAACTCTGCAGGGTTTGACCAGAACTGCGATGCATCCTTAAAGCCTGCAAGCTCAGCCATTGACTTCAACGTGTTCGCCAGCTTGTTCATGTCAGTTAGCGGATTGACTGGACCCATCTGCATGATTGCCTCTTTTTGCATCTCGCCGATTTGGCGCATCATCATCATGCGCTCAGTGTCTGAACCCCGACCAAGTGCGACATTAACGATAACGTCCATATTAGAATTCCACACCGCAGGATCAATCGGGACAAATTCATTTGCCAGACGAACCATGCGAGGACGATCCTGATGTTTGATGATTAGGTGCAACACAATTTTGTAAAGCTGTTTCATACCTGTTTCAGCGAAGATACGGGCAATCAGCTCAATGTGTTGCTGAGCGGCGCTCACAGTGGCATTTACTGCCGCTGCGGTTGATGACTGCAGCGCACCTGCATCCAAGCCTGCAGACGCCTTTGAGATGCCTGTGCGGGCCTCTTTCAACTCATCCATATACTGCAACACTGGGAAAGCCTCGCGGCCAACAAATGGCATCGACAGTGGCTGCACCTGACCGGCGGAACGCTGACGAATAATTGCACCGACTTCGGTGTTCATAACGTCCTCGATATT